TTGTGCCGAAACATATCCAATCAACGCATCAGCGTAATCAGATGGAACTGAATTGTTGTTATTGTAAGGAGAACCCTCCCACCAAGTTCGGAATTGACCTTTACAAAGTTGCAAATTAATCATTAAATCTTTGACCTCTAAAGCAATGTCAGTTAAGACCGTTGCCGAAGTACTGTCGTCAAAATCACAAGCACCTGCTTGAATTAGATTTGAAGTTGTAATAACTGGAATTTGCGCTCTATATCGAACACCTTCTAAAAGAGTTACATTTCCGTCAGCGATAGTTTTTGCCGATTTCACTAATGCGTGAACGTATGGTTTTGCTAAATCTCCAGTATATGCTCCCGATGTGATTGTCGGGCTTGCGAATTCGTGTTTATTTTGTGCCATCTTTTTACTTGTTTGAATTTAATAAGTGGAAAACTCTGTCTTGAGCAGACATTGAACATAGAGCGATTTTATTGTCTACCGTTTCTTTAGCACTTACTCTGTGCTTGAATGTCTTTTCTGCTGATAACTTCTTTACCTTAGAAAGTTCCTCGCCCGATGTTGTTTTAAATTCATCAAACTTATTTTGGAATTCTTGTGTTAAGGTTTCGATAGCACTTAGAAATTCTGCTTTCGTTAAGTAGTTAGATAAGTCTACTTCCTTAGAAAGTTCCTCTTCTTTTTCAGCTTCTACTTGTTCTTCTTTTTTGCCCTTGATTTCTCCATCAACAACATTTAGCATCGTGCCATCAGTTAATTCGTATTCTCCAGTCGGTAGAGGTAATTTCTCTCCCTCCTCATTTATCACGAACACTAATGCACCATCCTCAAACGCTTCCGCATCTGTTCCGATAGTTGTTCCGTCAACTAACTTTGCTTCTGCAAGTTTCGTTTCGTTTTCAATCCCTAATAAGGTTTTGATTTTGTCTAATGTTTCTGACATAATTTTGATTTCGTTTCAATAGTTAGTAGATGATTTCACTTGTTTTCGCTATCGGATAAAATTATTTCCTTAATCCTTTCCAGTATAACGTCCTCTTCTGTCTTACTCATTTCCTGCATCTTGTCAGTGAAATATCCCTCTATTGAAAAACCTTTCACATCTCCGTTCTTTACTTTTTCCCAGACTTCATCATTATCAACTTTCATAGTCACAAACCATGTGCCGACTGGCAAATGCTCAAAGCCATAATTAACAGACTTGTCAATAGTGAATTCCTTTATCCAACTTTCAACAACCGTAATATCATTCACTTTGTGTTCGTGTTGATATGTAGCTTCTGACTGATGATGGTTCTGCAAGAATAATTGTGATGCTCGGTTGATTGTTTTGCGTGAGAAATAAACATAATAATCTTCTCCGTCTGGCGATACTCTAATTATCTGCTTATTTGGAATCAAGGCAGGAGCAATCAATAATCTCTTATCCTCGTCTAACTTTGCAAACGTAATTACTTTTTCATCTTTCTTCTGCTTGTTTAAAGCTATCCAATGTTCTTCAATGGCAGGTTCTTCGACTAACGAAATAGCGAATACTCCATCTTCGTTTTCTAAATTGTCTTCTGATATAATCAGTTCTACGATTTTTGTCATGGTCTTTGTTTTTTATAAGGTTGCTTTATCTTGAATCATTGTGTTAATTTGTTGGCTTTCGGTTACTTGTTGTTCAACAACATAAGCTTGAATCGGTTGTTGCTGTCCTCCGAATTGCTCATTGAACTGTTCTGTGATAGATGGGATATTTGAAAGGTCTGCTAAAGCTTCTGTTCCACCACCTGCTCCCGATGGCAATCCACCTCCACCAGTCGCATCAGGAGTATCAACTTTCTTCTTCGTCTTTACTGCTAATATATTCTTAACAGATTTCAATCCAGTAGCAAGAGAAATTCCTGCTGTGATATATGAAAGAGGAGGAGGAGAAGAAGCTAGTGCCATGTTTACAGATTTCCAAGTATCAATCACAGCACTTGCAACACCAGTTGCTTTCTGCATTGCTGAACCCTCTTCAAACAAATCCCCTGCCATTTTAATAGCACCTTGAATATTATCTATATTGCTCTTTCGTTGGTCTTCTTTTGCTTTTGCTAAAGCATCTGATATAGCTAAATCTTCATCTGCGAATCTATTGTTTGCGCTTAATGTTAAGTCGTTGAATTCTTTTGTTACTGCTTCAATATCTCCTCCCGACTTTCTTGCTAACTCTAATTTCGCTTCATAGCTAATTCTTAACTCTTCTAATTCTAATTCTCTTTCAGTCTTTCCTACTAATGATAATTCAGTTAGCGCATCTTTTTGTTCTTGTAATAATGAATTGACGTTGGTTAATTGTTCCGAACGGAATCCAGTAATTCGCTCCTCTAAATCTGCTAATTCAGTTTCGGCTTCTATTACTGCTTTCTGTAATTCAATATTCGTTTCGTTCGCTGATGCTTCTCTTTGTGCTAAATCTAATTTCTTTAAAAGAATTGCTTCTTCTACCTCCAATTGATTTTGTAGACTTGTAGATAATTCCTCATTCGCTTTAATTCTTTCCGCAAATGTTAATGCAATATCATCACGAGTTTGTCTGAGTAATTCTTGTTCTTTTAGATATTGGAAATTTATCTTCTGCTGTTCGGCTTCCAATAATATTACTTCATTCTTTAACTTCTGTATTTCGGTTGCTTTAGATATTGCTCCTATCGTAGCTTCTTTGATAGCCTCGAACGTCTTTACTGCTGTTTCCTTGATGTCCTCATACACATTGATAGCATCCTCTTTAAAGTCGTTGTAATCGCCTTTAACTTCTTCAAGACCATCTTTAATCATATCCAAGTCAAAACTGAATATTCCTTTTAAGATTGTTCCAACTCCCGAGAATTTATCTACAATGTAATCCTTGAATTCAATTAGTTTCTCACGAACAGAATCTATCGTCTTTTGAGGTTGTGAAAAAGCATTAAACATTTGCCTCCCTAAATCAACAACGACCTTGCTAAGTTGATTGAATAATCCCCCGAGCGTTTTAGTAACAATAGCAACAGCATCAATCGCTGTTTGATTTTGCATCACAGCATCTTTCAATAAATTGAATGCTGCAATTATAAGTCCAACTCCCATTGCTTTCATAGCAAGTCCAACTCCTTTGAATCCAGTTGCAAGAGTTTTCATCCCCTTGTTCCCAGTATCTCCTGCTTCTTTTAGACCTTTGACGTTCTCGTTGATTTCGCTCGTTTGGTCTTTTATGTTTTCTAAGTCCTTTTTTGCTTTCGCAATGTTGGTCTTGAATTCTATATCGACTACTACTTTTTCTGCCATGTGAAAACTTCTTTAAATTCTTTCATCACTTTGTTATGCTTTAGAACTTGTCTATCATACCATGATAAACATTTATTTCCGTTGTATAATTCGTGAGGGATAAGGTCTAAAACTTTCGGAACGATTTTCATTGCTCCCTGCCAATAAAGAAACATCGGTGTAAAATCTAAATCTCTTAATTCGCTCAAGTCTGTTTTGACTTCTCCTACTCTTATCTTTATGTGTTCCATTTGCTTATTAGATAGTTTTGTACTTGTAATATCTCTGATGATGTCAATTCTTCTTCATAGACTATCACTTCATATATGTCGCCTTTGAATACGTTTTTGATTGCTCCTCCACTTGTGTTGTATGTTGCACCTATTGAATAAACGTCTTGTGATGTATTTGCTCCATCAGTATCAGAATCATCATTTCCTAACTGGTCTTTGATGTATTGCCCAGTTCCATTTCTAGTTCCGACAACGACCTGCTTTTCAAGAACGGAAACAGTATTCATATATAATCCAAAATCAAGAGAATCATTATTCAAGAATGAAACAGAATCATCATTTCCTGCGCTTGTTACATTCAATGAAATTCCGTTCTTCTGTCTTCCAAGATAACAGACACCAGTTACCATTCCTCCTCCGACTTGCCTTGTAACGGTTGCAGACTTGAAAACAACGAAGGTCGTATTTCTACCATCCGACACATTGTACAAAGAAGAATCCCCATTGATAAGAACATTATCAACTCCATCAAACGCTATCGCAGGGTCGCTCAAGTCTTCATTATACTTTGGTCTGTTCGTTACCGTTATTTGATTACAATCATGTCCATTTCCAGACTTGTCCTCCCATTTTTCAACGATGCCTGCAACATGGTCAATCGTAGAAGCATCTGAACAATCTAACCAAAGAATGCAATTAGAAATTCCAGTTGGTTTGAATATTGCTTGACCTTCTGTTCTGTCAATATTTTGAAGAGTTTGGAATGTGTAATTGAAATCAATTGTCCAATCTACATCTCCTATCCCTCCTGCATCTCCAGTATCTATCTTGAAGTAGAATAAACCCTCATTCAAGAACCTTGAGCCGTCAACGTATGGCATCGGAAATTCAATTGAAGTTATTACATCATCTAAGTCTTTTGATACCTTATCTATATTAGTTGAAAAGCTTTCAAGAGATGGTCTTCCCGAATTATTGTTATTCCTTATGACTCCCGAATATTTTCTAAATAAATAGTTCTGAGAGCGATTACTTGTCGTCCCTCTTTCCGAACCCGACACGACCATTTCAAACATCATCTGTGATGGATATTGTAACTTGAATGCGTTGTTTCCGTTTCCTAATATTGAAGCATCCTTTGTCCCTGCTGTATATTGTCCGTTCTGACCGATAGTTATTTCTTCTCTACCAGTTGTGAAAGCGTGTCTTATAAATTGTCCTCCTTGACTTCTTCCGTTCTTGTTGTATAAAGGGTCTGCTCCTGCCGATAGCATTGCTTCTCCACTACCTATCGATAATCCATAATCCCCGAGAATAGAAGTGTTCCTAAGTGTTTGTCTTGTGAATACATCGAACGTCCCTTTATGACTCTGAGAAAGAGGTTGTATTACATTGTTGCTTCCGTTGATTGTTGGTAATTCAACAAAAGAATGAACGATATTTTTATGTCCCGATATTGTTGTCCCAGTTGATGAATCATCCGTTCTATTATCACTTCCCTTGATAGATGTAAAGTTAGATGCAGAATTGTTGTTTCCTAAAATATCATTGAATACTCCCGATGTTCCGTTGTTCCCTCCTATAATTTTTTCAGTTGCTCCATTTGGATTGGGAACTGGTTCAGTAGGGTCGTTCGGGTCGTTCGTTTGATTCCAACATTTTCCCGAAGCATAGTACAAATCAAATGCTTCACAACAATCTTGCGAGGGAACTTCTTGAACTCCAGTTGAAGTGTTCTCGAATATTACTTGACCAGTTGCAAGTGAGTAAACTGGCTCAACGAAACACATATCGCCATTCGTATCAATCTCATTTACTCTTTCAACTTTCACAAGTTCTACCGAGCAAGTTCCTTGACCGATTAATGGATAGTTGGAGATTTTATTTAGTCTGAAATAGGCATTTTTCACAAAGATTATATCGTTGAAATTCATCGACATAATATCTAAAGCTGAAAGCCTAAATGTCCCAGTCAGAATTCTCGCATCTCTTGAATATGTTTCTTCTAAAAACCTCTTCCAATAAACAGAATAAGCACCATTCAATGGAACTGGAAATCCTAAAGCTCCAGTCGTTTCTCCCATAAAGGTCAAGCACTTTGTTTGAGGTGTTACCGTAGCATCTTCATAGTTTTGAAATACTGAAAAAGAACTGAATTCAGTTGTTGTTGTTCCACTCAAACTATCTGTGAACCAAATTGAATCACTTGATACATCACTTGAATTATATCCAGTATAAAATGATAATCTTAATGACGGTTCATTCCCTCCATTACCATCATGACAAATACAAGAACGAATCCCCGAATCATTGATGTAGCTTGTAATCGTTGGCTTGAATATTGTTTTTATTTCTTGCTTTTCCTTTCCGAAATCATTGGACGAATTATTTACTATCTGCGCTCCATATACCTTTCCCGATTGTTGCTCAAAACCTGCATTCATAAAGTCCTTTGACTTTCCATCTGTAAAGATTAAAGACTTTGCTTGTAGGTCTGTCGTAGGCTTTAATTGAACGTCCTTACTTGTATCTAATTTATCTGTCCAATCTAATTCATTTCCTTGCTCTATCCAATCCTTATAAGGAGTGATATGTAGATGTGTCGGTTGCTGTTCGTCTGGGATTATTACGAGGTTGAATTTTGTTGCTATTGACTTAAAGAAATCAATTGCTTTTATTTTCTCTAAATTCTTTCTAACCTTGAAGCCTATCGTAGCATCGTAATTAATAACAGATAATCCCGATGGACTCGGAGTAGCACTTTGAAGAGGTGTGAATTCAGACCTCCCCGAATTAATTGTTAGCGTAGCACTAGCGTCTGTCGTATCAATTAATAGAAGTCTAAACTCGTAATCATGTGTCGTATCAATCGCTGTATATAATGAACCAAAAGAACCACCTCCACTCCCTGCCGAAATACTTTGTGGAAAAGATTGTGAGA